GTTAGGGACAGCGTCTACGCTATTACACGTAGGCAGAGGAGCGGTATCGCTCATCTCCTTGTAAGATCCTCATAACCATGAGCCCCACAGTTGTAAAACTAGTGGATTACTACAGACATACCCTAGTGGGGACCTCTTTAAAAGAAATAAAATGAGAGAAATTAAACAGATCATCAAAAGCACTGCTGCCCTTACCATTGCTGGTAGAGCTATAAACTGAAAGTCTAAGAAATGACATAGTATCATTCCCGTCCTTTCCTGCTGATGATGTCTGTACTCTCAAGCTTGATCTAGTAGTGTTCTCCTCAAGTTTCTTAAACTAATTGAAACTTGAGAAACTAACAATGGGCTTATATGGACTATTAACCATATTAAATCCCTTCGGCTTCATGCTACTAAATGAATAGCAAATGAGCCTATTGCTAGTCCCTCTCCTTATAGGATCCGTGTCGATAAGACCGGATGGCCTATGTGTATCAAGTTTATTAAACCTGATAAAGGAGACCTTCATCAATACCGTATCATTCTAACGATACTAAGTATTATGAGGGCGTTTGAGGGGGGGACACCAGAGGACCTCACCGCTATTGAAGATCCTTGCACTGGAATGGTACGGGAAAGTCTTGCCTGTTACAGCAGGACATTCTCACGTCGTGTCCGTCGGTTCCCTCTGAAAGAGTGAAGTTATCACTTCACAACTAAGATGGGGCCAAACGGCCACGCGATTGCTTCATCAATATCTGATGCGTCGGTCATATCCCTGGATAACATCCAGGCATGTGATGACATTTCACCAGGTATTGGTAAGGCAATCACCCATTTCAGAATACTTATTTCTAAGTATCCCAAGGAAATACAATATGTAACGGATAGCAGGCCTGTAGCTCCTGGTACGGAAGTGCCGGCTAGAATTGTATCTATTCCAGCGCCTGAAGGAAAGACAAGAGTAATTGCCCAACAGGGTTATTTCGTGCAAGCAGCTCTGCTGCCTCTACACGAGTCTCTGATAAAGACACTCAAATCTCTCCCTCAGGACCTAACGTATAGACAACAGGGGGGACCATCGCGTCTTAAAATCGAGGAAGGAAACTCCTTCCATTCGTTCGACCTTAAATCGGCGACGGACAGATTCCCACTGGAGCTGCAAGTTAGGCTGCTAGAACAGATATATTCTAAGTCACTCGCCATAGCGTGACAGAAGCTCATACGGACACCTCATCACTTTGGTGACAAAGTGGTGACGTATGGAGCTGGTCAACCTATGGGGGCTTACTCTTCATGGGCAGTTTTTACGCTGACCCATCATATAGTGGTACAGTGATGTATCAGAAGAGTAAACCCGAAGGAAAAGCGGTGCTACATTATTCTTGGGGATGATATTGTAATCTCTAACGATTGTGTAGCTCGACTTTACCTCAGAGTTATAGACGAGATAGGTGTTGAGATTTCAGCTATGAAAACTCACACATCGAAAGAGTGTTATGAAATCGCAAAGCGGTGATACATGTATAGAACGGGAGAATATTCTCCTTTCTCTGTGCATGCTATCGTAGCTGCGGGCTCGAACACTTCTCAAGTCTACCAAGCAGTTCATGATTCTCTTATCAAGGGATGAATGAATGCTCACTCTGTATCCCGGGTGACAGCTTTCATGACCACAGCTAAAAGGACGGGCAAGACGATTAATTATGGGGTATGACCCCACAATGAAACTCTTGCTAGCCTTTTCGATGTCGTGGCGAAGACTATACGAGGATATATTCCGGGGGTCGAAATGCTTCGTGCATTCCAACAGAAGTTTAAACTTCCTGTGCTCCCAGCCCTAAGCCCTTCACATTATGTGAACAGCGGGGTTGTGAATAATATCGTTGTAGAGCTCTTCACTGAAAGTGCCGAGCGTACGGGGGAAGGTAATCAGAATGTGGCTATTACGACCATACTCTGACTAACTGACCCGTCCACAGAAATTCCCATTTCTGTCGATGAAGCGAAAGCCTGCATCCCTCATCTTGGTATTTATGCCAAGTTTGAAAAGACGTATCTAGACATCCAGACGAAAGTCCTTAGTTTTGATACGCTCTTCAATGGTGAATGAGACCTCGCAATAAGATCGCTCCTCGTGCCTGATACCACAACGGTTTTCAGCGCAAGAAAGACTGACGTTAGAAATATCGTCTGTTCAATTCTGGTCAAGAAAATTGCCCAGAGAGTGAAACTTATCGCTACCCTCCCAAACCCTATCTAGTAGAGCTTCAGAGTGCAGAGTCATCGGCTACACATATAGCGAAATGATGTTTCCATCAATTTTGATGTTACCATCAGGGGTGCTATATGTTTCATACGTTTCCGTATGCCAACAGGTGTTACCTGTTGATGCTGTCCTACTATTTC